CTTCCTAGCTAACGTCCGTAACGCTGGCGTTCGAGGAACTGGCAACAGCCTGTTCTCTGGTTCTGCTTCGTTGATGGTTGACGGTGTAATGATCCATGAGTTCCGCCATGTGTTTAACACTTCCGGTGCAACTACTGGTACTTCCTCTAACGCTGGCGCAGCTGGCTACAAGTGGGGTGCTGACGCTGACGTTGTTGGCGGACGTGCTCTGTTCTGTGGTGCTCAGGCTCTGGCAATGGCTGACATCGGTCTGCCTGAAATGGTTGAAGACACCTTCGACTATGGCAACCAGTCAGGTATTTCTGTAGGCAAGATCTTCGGTCTCCGTAAGCCTAAGTACAACAGCGACATCAGTGGCTCTGTACAGGACTTCGGCATCATCGCTCTCGATACTGCCCAGTAAGCAAGACTAAACCCTCTCCTCCTTCGGGGGGAGAGGTTTCTTTTATATAAGGATTAATCATGAAGATTGTTAGCAGTGAAGATTTAAGAGTCACGACCCTTGGTGGTACAGCAGTTTTATTCCAAGCGGGTGTACCCCGTGAAATCGCGGATGAAGTTGGCTTATTAGCTATTCAGATGGGTGCTAAAGAATACAACGACAAATATGTCGAAGAACAGAATGCTGAAGAAGCAGTATTCGAAGAAGTCGACGATGTACAGAGTTCTGTACAGGTTGACGATGAGCTAGTCACCTGTCTTGAAAAGATGATGGACGAAGGTGACCCCAAGAATTTTAGAACCGATGGCTACCCAAAAGCAGCAGCTGTTAATAAGGCGCTGGGTAGAACGGTTGATACAGATGCCCGAGAAGCAGCTTGGGAATCCATACTTAACTCATAGGTATAAAAGATGTCAGTAACAGTCCAAAGCGTTATCGATAGAGTTCAATCTGTCTTACAAGACACTACTGGCGTCAGATGGCCTGTTACCGGAGAGCTTGTTCTGTGGGTCAATGATGCACAGCGGGAAGTAGCATTGCTAAAGCCTGATGCAAGCGCCGTGAACACTACGGTGACGCTTACCACTGGCACGAAACAAGAGATACCCAGTGCGGGTAACCGCCTGCTAAAGGTCGTACGCAACATGTCCGCTGCGAGCGGCGGTACTGGCGCACGAGCTGTAAGACTTGTGGACCTCGCCGTTCTAGATTCTCAGAGCCCTAGTTGGCACGACCCTACTGTAACTGGCGATGCGGCTCACACCAATATTGTGAAGCACTACGCTTACGAAGAGTCAAACCCAAGAAATTTTTATGTGTATCCTGGTGTAAGCGGCAATTCATATATTGAGCTAATTTACTCCGCTAATCCTGCAACAGTGACACTATCTGACAACTTATCGATCCCCGATATATTTGCTAACGCCATTATGAATTACGTGTTGTACATGGCTTACATAAAGGACGCCGAGTTCGCGGGTAATCAGCAGCGAGCTTCTAGCCACTTCCAGTTATTTACAGCTTCTGTAACCGGCAAGGGCCAGATTGACGCAGTCAGTAATCCAAACCTTGAACGCAGAGCCTCGATGGGAGCATAACGCATGGCGATTTCTTTTGAGACGCTACTCCCCGAAATACTCCCGATGGTCCCAGGGTGCCCCGATACCCTGATCGAAAATAACATTCGATCAGCAGTTATCGAGCTTTGCGAGCGAGCGGGCGTGTATCAGGCTGAGTTAGACCCTGTGACTACGGTTTCAAATATCTACGAGTACGACTTAGAAGCTCCAACAGGTACTTCGGTACGGAAGGTTTTGTGGGTCACCCATTTAGGCAAAGACTTAGAACCAATTACCACGACCCTGCTTGAACAGCGGTTGCCAAAGTGGCGCGAAGAGTCTGGAGTCCCTGAGTACTTTATCCAACACAACTCTTCAGCATTCATTCTTGCGCCGATACCTTCAAACACAGCCGTAGGTAGCACTATAGTTCGCGCAGTTCTGAGGCCCACTCACACGAGCACGGCGTGTGACAACGACGTAATGAATGATTATCGAGACACGATCGTAAATGGCGCTCTGTTTCGTTTGCTAAGAATCCCAAACAAAGACTGGTCTGACCTACAAGGCGCATCAGTCTATGGACAGTTATTTAATCAAGGTGTCGAGGATGCGGAGCGCAGAGCGCGCAATGCTGACACCGCAGTTCGCAGGAGCGTGAGATATGGCGGTACAAATGGAGCTTGGAGAACAAGGCGCAGAAGGTACGGTAACGGCGGATAAGAACCCGAAAGTTACAGACATAACGCGCAACGCCCACTGGGTAGGCCCAGCGATACAAGAGATTTTAAACGCCAACCCAATGTTGACGTTCACTGCAGGCGATGTTTATGCAGCTTGTGAGCAAGGCGGAGCCACACTTTGGACTACGCCAGAAGGTTTTGTTGTAACCACAGGTGAAACGGACTTATTCACTGGTGATCGAACGATGTTGATATGGCTGGCTTGGGCTTATAAGCGTGGAATGAATTTAGTAGCTGAGCATCAAGATTTCTTTGTTTGTCAGGCTCGAGAAGGCGGTTTCAACAAGCTAGAAACACGATCTGCAGTTCCAGAGCTACGAGATTACTTTGTGGCACAGGGTTGGAAGATTGACACAATTGTTTATACGAGAGATGTGTAATGGGAAGTAAACCAAAGCAGGCAGACTATCAGCCGTCAGCAGCAGAGAAAGCGTCAGCAGCTGTAGCTATGGCTGAGAACAAGTACTTCAAAGAGAAGTATGACCCACTACTTCAGAAGATGCGCGACGCATCAAAAACTGATGATTCAGCGGATGTTCTGCGTGGTCGCGCCAATGCCGACACAATGCAAACACTTGCGGGAGGCGCGAGCTACGATCGTGCAGCTAGTGCCGCGAGCGGCGGATCTGAAGCCCAAGCATATCAAGCCCAACTTGCAGCAGCGGATAAGACTGGCTTGGGTATCAAGAACAACATGCAGCTAGGCGTATTAGGCACTGCTCGCGGACAAGCTGCTGATTCGCAAATTGGTATGGGTTCAGCGGCCAGCATGGGCGCATCGAGAGTATTGACCCAAGCTAAAGCGAAACAGACAGAACGCGAAGCGAAGATGGGAGCGCTCGGACAGGTAGCTACTTCTATGGTTTTGCAGGGCGGTGAGAATATGAAGTCTGAGAAAGGTGTGACAAATAAAAACGGCACGCCAGTGCTAAACAAGGACGGCTCTCAGAAAATGCAGAAAGGCTCTTTCTTTAAAAACGCTAACTCAAGCTCGTTCTTCGGGAGTTAATAAGTATGTATTCAGGTATTGGAAACATTGGGAACTTCAACGGCCAAGGTGGTGATTACGTAAGCCAACTACCAGGCGTAAGTGACCCAGACAAAGCGTACGCATCTATTACACGTAACGACTATATCGACTACGTTAAAAACTACCGTGACTTCGAAGAAGATCTACTAGACCGAGCCCAAAACGATACATCGCTGATCGATGATGCGCGAATTAACGCAAATAACGCACAGGGACTGATGGCTGGAGTCGCTGATCGTAACGCGGCTCGCTACGGCGTCAACCTGACCCCTGCGCAGCGTCAGCAACAAGAGCGCGGTTTGGCACGCGCTAACAACTTGGGGTTGTCGCAATCTATCAATGACGCGCGCATCGCTCAGAAAGAAGCTAACCAAGCCGCGATCGGCGACCTGATTAATATCGGGCAGGGCGTTAACCGTTCTTCATTGAGCCAGATGCAGGGTGTAGCGCAGAGCGCGACCCAACGAAAAAATGCTTATGACCAGGCTAAGGCGGCGTCGAAAGCACAAACAATGAGCACAGTTGGTGGCCTTGCTTCAGCGGCTATCTTTGCGTTCGCATTTTAAGGTGATTTGATATGAGTTTTGGACAAGGTGTTCTTCAAGGTATCGATATGTATCGAGACTTTAGTCAACAACGTCGAGCTAATGAGCGCAATGCCGCGTCTATACGGATGGCTCGCGAGCAGCAAGATATCGCCAACTATGAGCAGAAGCAGGTAGAAAAAGGCGTTAACGCGAAAGAGACAGTCGCTGCTATTGACGGATACCTCGGGGGCGAAGGCATAGGAACAGAGTGGCGAACCCGCGATTGGAATAGGCTCCAAACGGAAAAGCCTGAGTTGATAGCGAAGTTGGCGAATAGTCTGCCTGGTTTTACAAAGTTCCTTGATGAGAATGGCGACAACGTACAGGGCGAGATTGTTGGGTTTAATAAAGAAAAAGACGCGAATACAGGTGAGACAGTTTACGTTCCGCAGGTAAAAAGGTTTGATAGTGAGCAAGTTGTACCGATGACCCAAGGCCGGTCTGCTGACCCGAGTGATCCGATAGTCAAACTGTCAGAAGATGATTTTAAAGAGAAGCTCGACGGGCTTTGGCAAGTAGCTACCGCTAACGGGGGACTCGAGAACCGTAACACTTATGGCGCAACCCGTGAGATGGTTCACTCAGCAGCAGAAGAAAAAATAATCCGAGACCACGAGACGAGTTCTTATATAAAGGCTGGAGTACTGCAAACTGTTGAGAACGACGGCAGCATTACTCCCCAGGCCAGAACAGAGTTCGCGGATTTAGTAATAGGTATTAACGACCCGCAAGAGCTCATGAAAATTGCTGAATCACAGGGCATCGACGTCAGCGGTTTAGTAGTAGAAGGTCAGGCAGCAGCAGACGCTCGGATTGGGGCAACGGCCCCTGAAGGTTCTTTAGAAAAGCTGTTGTTCGAACAAGGCGTTACACGAGAGGTCTGGGAAAACTCAGATCCAGAAAAGCGTAAGTTGATAGTTGAACGTCTTAACGAAGAGCAAGACTGGGGAGCGTTCAAAGACAAGACTGTTGGGCGAGTAATGGCGCAGGTAGAAGAGCTAGTTACTTTCCCCTTTGACCAGATCGCTAACCTCGGTAATTCCATAGCTGAAAGTAGATTAGGACGCCGTGTAGGACTATCAGACCTAACTGATGATCCTGCCCCAACTCGCCAGAACAAAGCTGTTAGTGAAAAAGAACAAGAGATCAACCGCCAGAAAGGTATGAGAACTGAGGAAGAAGTTGGTAGCTCCTTCAGTACACCTGCACCGTTTGAACTAACCGCAGAGAATCTACAGAAAGCGATTCTTGAGGGGACTAATCAACCAACTGCTGAACAGCAAACCGAGATGCTGTCTTTCCTTAATAAGCAAGGCATCGAGACGATGGCTGATTTCGAGCAGCAGGTCATAGAAAACAAGATCGCAGACAACGACGCTCGCATGGTGGCATTTGTAGCAGCAATGTCTCATGACGGCACTGCGCAACAAAAAGACCAAGTAGCCCAAGGCTTAATGAATCTCATTGAACGCGGCTCGATGGACACGACCCAGGTCCAGCAAGCCTCAATAGATGATGCTAAATCAGCGCGCAGAACTGCGCAGTATTCTGCTGAAACCGCGCGAGAGCAGCTCAGGTTCGATATGCAGAAATATGATGACGGAGCCATCCCTGGTGTTTTAGAAGATGCGGAGAACTTGTACAACAAAGTCGCCAAAACAGCGGGTCTTATGGACGAAGAAGGTAATTTTACCGACGACGATTTTGATGCCACGGGCGATGAAGCGAGGATTATGGGCCGCGAGATTACAAAGTATATGGGTCTCAAAGGGTTCAAAGCTATGGGGCCTAAGTCTTTAGAGGCGCATCTCGCCGGTATGAAGGCGTCTGTCGGACTATATGTACAGGCGCTTGTAAACGACGACAAGAATGGCTTTTTCACTAAAGACAACATGCTCGACTTCTTCCGCCCCGATGCCGTTGGCGCTCAAGCATTTGACTTGAGGCAATTACGCGTTGGAAGTGTAAAAGACGGCAAGGCTCAGAGTATCGCTTATGTAGGGCCAGATGGCGTCGTGAGCCAAACCGTACCGTTAGCGGAGATTCAGAGAGAGCATCCTCAGTTAGCACGAATCGTCCTGACAGCAGCGGAAGCAAACTCGAAAGCATCTAAATAAAGGACCGCATAGTGGCGAAGTCTCCGAGCAGCGACCCGATTGCTAACCTTCTTTCACAGTCTTCACCGGCTAGCGATCCTATCGCTAGGCTGGTCACGGCAAACTTGTCTGGCGCTACTTCGGCAATAAACCGGAATACGCAGCTGTCTGAGGTCGAGCCCCTAGCACCACAGAGCCTAACAGAAGCATTTACTCGTGGTGTAAGGAGCGGCGCAGAATCCCTTGCTGCTGACCTTGACTACATGGGCGCTGCTGTCGATGCCCTCCAGGGCGACAAAGCTGAGCTAGCAGACTCAATCGAGAACGCACGTATCCGCGAAGAGTTTGCTGCTATCCCGATGGCCGGTATGCAGACTTTTGGTGAATTCGTAGATGAACCAACTCTCTATGGTTTCTTTGAGCAAGTAGCGTCTGGCACAGGCCAGATCGCACCCAGTGTAATAAGCACAATCACTGGCGCGGGTGTAGGTTCAATAGGCATGGTGCTCGGTAAAGAAGCACTGACCGCTAGTAGCAGAGCTGCCGCTAAAAACATTATCAAAGACTCAGTGCTCGCTGTTTCTAGAAAGAAGGCTTCTAAAGAGCAGGCTGATATAGCGCAAGCTGCTTTTGAAGCGACGAAAGAAGCACACGTCATTACTCGTAATAAGTTTGTTCGGAGAGAAGCGAGACGCGAAGCCGGCAAGGCTGGCGGCGTACTGGGTGCTGGTGTATCTGAGTACCTCCCGCTGACAGGCTCTAACGTAAGTGAAGCACTAGAGTCAGGGCGTGAGCTCGATGCAATTCAAGCGTTACGCGCCGGTGCAGTAGCAGCACCCCAAGCAGCTATCGGTGTATTCGGTGAGGTTGGCTTGCTAAAACTCATCGGCAACCAAGCTACTAAGAAGTCAGCTGGCCCCGAGTCTGTTATGGGCCGACTAGCTACAGCAGTTGGTACAAAATTCGCGCAAGGTGGTGCTGTTGAAGGTCTTGCTGAAGTAGCACAAGAAGAAATCGCGATCCGTAACCGTATGGATATGGATGATACCTTCACTGACGCGGAAGCTAATCTACGTAGATTGAACGCTGGCTTTGTTGGCTTCTTCGGTGGTGGTGCAGCAGCCGGTGCTGGTGCTGGTCTTGTCCAAGCAGCTAATGAGATAGGCGACGCTAACATTACTGATGGCGCAGCAGCGGTTGCAGAGAAAGCCGCTGAGATGTCTGACTCTATAAAAGAGATGATGACTCGGGCTAGGACTACGCAAGATACAGCTGATGTAGATGCGGGTCAGACTACTAAAGAGTCAGAGCGTGATATCAACGCGCAGTTAGCCGCGATGAATGACCCTACTAGCTCTAAAGAGGCAGTTTGGATAGCGGGCACTGAGCCCGACCCACGTTTCACTAAACGCTCAAAACCTAAAAAAATATTTGTAAATGGGGAAGTAGCCTTCGCTGCTTATATCCCTGGTCGCGGAACAATTATTTCCAAAGATATTGATATAGTTTCCAATGTCGTTAAGGGCCAGGCATCTGACGCAGTGCTATCTAAAGCTCTGGGTTATAGCTCAGTCAAGTCGGCAAAGGACACAGATGTTATTCGTGTCTTTGATAAAGATGGCGGGATTGTCTCAGAACAAACCTACGAACGCTCAGAACTCTTCGCAGCGATAGACGCAGCTAACAAGCTAAAACCTGAAGGCGGCAAAGTCGAGGTTATGTCTATCGACGAAGCACTTGCTGACCGCGCAAAACGTGCCGGTCCTGATATACGTAACATGGAAGATGACTACGATGACCAGTCAGATTCCCTTGAGACTGACCAGGATACAAACGAAGAAAGGTTTGATGGTGAGTTTGAGCCTGAGACTAGGACTTATACTTTTCAGCAAGATGGAAAAACTGTCGACTCTTATAAGGCCATTGAGGGCGACAACAACTTCGAAGGCGTAGAAGAAGCCCGAACAGAATACGCAGCTATGACTGGAGAAGACATCGACTTCAGCACGCCGTTCTACAAGCGTATGTCTGGCAGCATGTTGAGAAGAGCTGTCGCGCTGCAGAAAACTCTACCTGATGAAGTGGTAAATATAGCCGTTAATACGGATGGCTCGTATCGAATCGAGATCCAGACAACGGAAGGCACTGAAAAGATCCGTTTCAAAGATGGTAAAGGTAATGAAAGAGAAGTCTCTAGATCAGAGTGGATTGGCTTAGAATTAAATAAGGCAGCGAGCAGTCAGCAACGTTTCCGTACAATTAACATCACAGCGTCTGGCTCTGACAAATCTACAACGGCTAACCCAGTCGATCTTATGAATGCGGGTAAGAGATTAGTAGAGGCGGGCTCTGGAACCTTTAGCGGCCAAGGGCCTACCCAGTCAGCAAGACAGGGTCTCCTTGCGATGCTTGGCGAGTTACAGATGCAGGGCTATGAAGTAGATGTCCAAGGCGTACCTATCGCTGACATCCTCAACAACCTGGCAGATCCAACCAAAGAACTACCTAAAGAAATAAGCCGAATTACCGTGGGTTTTGACGGCGGCGGCAAGCCTATAAGTCTAGGTTACCTGTTAAAACCATACGTTCCTGGCGCACAGACTGTAACTAATTTAGAAGAGATTACAGATGAGCAAGGCAACACTATTCTTGTCAGCGACGAAGACGCTCGTGAAGCAAGACAAGACGCGCCTCCCGTAAATACAGACGAGATGGCGGAAAACAATGCCCGTACTAACGATGGTATCCCGCTTACAGATTTAAACATCCAAGACCTGCGCAACGTAGACTCCACACAGAATCGTCCAGCAGGTAGCGCACCATCGACAGGTCCAGCCAGAACAGCGAAACCTGCGGTTAATATTACATCAGGGGTTTCCTTCCCGTTTGGTCCAGTAAACGATTTGGTTGGCGCCCTCGCTAAGCGCTTATCGCGCGTATTAAAGCTAAAGACTCCAACTGCTGTAATTAGCATGAAGGGCGTAGATCAAAAGCTCCGCGAGACGATCTCTGGTTATATGATCAAGAAAACGTCTGCTAAAGGTAAAATCGCTTTACGTAAGTTGAACGGCGATACGAAAACAAAACCGTTAGATTTAAGTAACCTACAAACGTTAGCAGCCTTTGTTCGTGGCCTGAGAAAAGACGGGCTACTAACCGTGAAAATGGCAGCTTATGTAGACAACGTATCCGACCCCGCGACACTGGCTTACACTTTTTTAGAGCGTGCTACATTCGACTCATTAGGTAAGCTCGTCCCGAATCGAAAAGCAGCAGAAATCCTGGCATCAAATCTAGCTGGGCAGTTAATATCAAAATCAAACAAAGGCAGATTTATAGGGTTTGAGGGCGGCAACATTATCCTTATTGATGACCTAAAAAATGTAAATGAAGCTGGCTTGGCAATGGTGGTCGCTCACGAATTTGGGCACGCCTTGTTTAAAGAAGAAATCGCTGGCGTAATTTCCAATAAAGCGCTTTATAAACGTCTCATAGCTGCGTTTAATCGCGATCGTAAGAAAGCACGTGACGAAGGTAAACCTGTTAAGCAGTGGGAAGAAGTTGGTTTTGAAGAGTGGTATGCAGACCAAGTCGCGGCATGGGCTAAGAAAGATATGCAGACTGATAAGGCTGGCGCTAAGAACGCAGCTGATAGTCACTTCAAGAGCGTAGTCAAAAAGTTTAAAAAGCTCTGGCGAGAACTAAGCAAAAGCTCAGGTTCAATATTCCGCCGGATGGATAAGGTCAAGCCTTCGTTTGCTAAGTATATGGACGGGGTGACCGAAGCGCGTCAATCGAATCGCGAAACAGTGGCCGCCCCCATGTACAACGAAAGAGGTGAGGTCATTGCCTTCTCTTCTGCCCTCGGTGCTATCAGAGTAGACGAACCTGTACCGGCACCTGAAGCAGAAGCAGCACCCGAAGCAGAAGCAGCACCCGAAGCAGAAGCAGAGGCTGATGAAGGTGGCGCAGGCAATACGGCGCCTCCACCACCCCCGCCAAACGAAGGTATGTCAGAACCTAATGAGCCTTCGTGGGAGCAGAAAGCGGTTGTCGCGGCAATTAAGAACGAGATCAATATTCAGACTGGCGCTGCTGCGAGAGCAGAAAACTGGAGACGCTACTTCAACAAGGTGAAGAGCGAGTTCCTAGCTAAGAACCCTAATGCTCTGAAGATCCTCGGTCTCATCTACGGGGCAGATTCTATCCTGCGTATCGCCGCTGGTGACAAAGTAGCTGATATGTTTTATGTGCAGTCCAATACTAAGTCAGGTCTGGGCTTCGTTCAGGCACGACAGTTAGCTCGTGATAAGTGGCGGTCAGAGCTATTTAAAGTGCTTGGCTATGATTGGACTACACAAGAAGTTCAGGATGCTTTGAAAGAGGCACAGGGTTCGACACCTACTGCGGAGCTGCAAAACCGCAAGGCCAAGCAGTTGCGTGAATATTTAGAGCGCTTCCATCGCGAGTATATAGAACCTTCCAATAGCGACATCGGGTTCCGCTCTGACTACTTCCCCGTTCTGCTTAACTTGCAGGAGGTCATGAATGATCCTGAAGCGTTCATACAACTAATCCTGGAGAACGACGGCCAGGCAAATGAGAAGTCAGTCAGGCG